AAGTTGGTAAGTTAGGTGGAACAGATACTGATGATGTTATGGTATGTCAACTACCTGTTATTGCTAGACCACGACAAGCACAATTTTCTGTTGTTGGTGGTACTGGTGGCGGAGCATCTGATTTTGCACGTGTAAACATCTTCCCTTCCGGACGCATTGTTGTTCCTACAGTTGGTGAAATGACAGCTATTGACTTTAGTAATATTAAGTTGGTTATTCGTTAATGAAAGAAGGTATGAAATCCGTGGGAGCAAATGGAAAACAAAATTCCATGTTCCCTATGGATGTTATGTATATCACACAAGGCGAATCAGGTGACTTTTCACATAGTAAAGCAAAAGCAATAGATTATATTCATTTAACAAAATCGGGTGTAAGAACAAAACAAGCTTGGTATTATGCTCCATGTGATATGACTGTTATTCAACAAGGTTCAGCAGGTACAATGTGGGCTAGTGATGATGAAGTGAATACACCAAGCGGAACAAAAAGAATGGTTTATATGTTTTGGCATGATAATAATCACGGTCAATATACTGTCGGAATGAAAAGAAAACAAGGTGAAAAATGTGGTCAGACTGGAACGGCGGGGTTTGCTACTGGGGATCACTTACATATTGAAGTTATGAATGGTTCTGTTTTTGATAAAAGTAAAGCGATTCATAATTGGGAAGCATTTTTTATAAATGATACTGAAATTGTTGTTGATTTTGGTTACACATGGGTTAATACGAACGATCAAACTGGAATTGATAATGGAACTTGTCAACCACCTAGTAATAGTGGTAATGGAACATTTCAATTAAATGAAAAAGTTAATCAAAAAGTAAGGAATTATGAACCACAAGTGAGAGCAGAATGTAAAACGCAAGGTGTTGAAGATGCAACGATTCCATTACTTGCTTTAATGATGGTTGAATCAGGTGGAGAGGGTGGAGACCCTATGCAAAGTTCTGAATCTATGAACAAACCCATGAATTGGATTAAAGACCCTGCACTTAGCATACAACAAGGTGTTAAACATTTTAAAGAATCTTTAGAAACAGTTAAACAATTTGATTGTGACATATGGACCGTTTTCCAACAGTATAACTATGGAATTGGTTATGCTAAATATGTTGGAGCTAGAGGAAAGAAACATACTCTTGAATTATCAATGGAATATTCTAGAACAGTTGTTGCACCAAGTTTAGGGAATACATCAGGAATAAAAGTTCCTTATGTGAATGAAATATCTGTTGCTTTGGGTGTTCCTTGGCGTTACTTGAATGGTGGTAATTTTCATTATGCTAGTATGATTCAATATTACACAACTGGTGATGGTGCTATTAATTCATGTGGTGGAGATAATACTGGACAAGAAGATAAAGAAAAAACGAAATTAAATGATTATATTAAACAATTATTATCTAATCAGGTTAATGGATGGGAAACGAATACTGTTAAATTTTATAGATAGAAAAGGGAGATTGAATGAAATGGGTGAAATGACTATGCAAGATATAATGAATTTTGTTGTTAATAATGGTTTTGCAATGTTTGTTGCTTACTATTTTATGAGCACTGTTACTAAAGTTTTACAACAAAACACGCTAGCTTTAAATGAATTAAAAACAACAAATGACATGATTTTACAAAAGTTAGATACGATGGAGGGTTGAAGATGGGAAATATTATTGATATATCTAAATGGAACGGTGATATTGATTGGAATATTGCTAAACCGAATATAGATTTTATTATTGCTAGGGTTCAAGATGGTAGCAACTATATTGATCCGAAATATAAAAGTTATGTTGAAGATATGAATAAAAGAGATATTCCTTTTGGTAATTATGCTTTCTGTCGTTTCGTTTCTGTAGAAGATGCTAAAATTGAAGCTAGAGATTTTTATAAACGAGGAGATAAAAATGCAACTGTTTGGGTTGCTGATGTAGAAGTAAAAACAATGGATGATATGAGAGAAGGTTCACAAGCTTTCATTGATGAATTAAGGAAATTAGGTTGTAAAAAGATTGGTTTGTATGTTGGTCATCATATGTATGAATCTTTTGAAATGAATCGTGTTCAAGCTGATTTTGTTTGGATACCTCGTTATGGTGGAAATAAGCCGAATTATTCGTGTGATATATGGCAATATACTGAAAATGGTTATGTTAATGGTGTTGGTAAATGTGATTTGAATTATTTAATTGGTAGTAAGAGTCTAGAATGGTTTACTGGAAAAGAAGAAGTAAAAAACCAAATTCAAAACACTTATGATTCTAGTTGGTTTACAAAACAAGATGGTGTGTTTACTTCTGATAGAAATATTAAGGTGAGAAAAGAACCATCGACAAATAGTGAACATATTCGCACTTTAGAAAGCGGGAAAGATTTTACATATAATTCTTTTGGATATGAAAAAGATGGTTATGTTTGGATTAAAGGTGTTGATGGAACTTATCTTGCTACTGGTGAAACAAGCGATGGTAAACGTTTAAATTATTGGGGTAGTTTTAGATAAATGTTTCATGTGAAACAATGGGTGGGGGAATGTTAGTGTAAAAATTTTAACCCACCCTAAATATTTTTGAATAAATAGATAAAATTTAAATATAGAACAGTTTTAAAGAAAATGGAAACCTATAAAAATAAAAATAATTTATAATAAACAATAAATAAAAATTTTTCATTTGAAATTCGATTTTTTGAAATTTTTAAAACGGAATTAAAAATATAATAAAGGGGAGTGGTTCTGTTATGACAACAACTTTGTTTGATTTTGAACAAGAACAACAAATTAAAAAAGAAGGTAAAAAAGAAAAAGTAAATAACAAATTAGAAAAAGATAAATTAAAAGATTTATATTATAATCCGCAACAAATGTTAAGTTATAACAGAATCATGAACTTCGTTATTGCGGCTAGGGGCATAGGGAAGACTTTTGCGATGAAGAAATATTGTATTAATCGTTTCTTAAAAACAGGTGCTCAATTTATCTACTTAAGAATGTATAAAACAGAATTAAAGAAAATCGATCAATTATTTAATGATGTTGCTCAAGAATTTCCTGATACTGATTTTAAAGTAAAGGGAAAGGAGTTTTATATAGATGGTCAGTTGGCGGGATTTGCAGTTCCGTTGAGCGCGTGGCAAAGTTTTAAAGGTAATTCATTCCCGAATGTTGAGACTATTTTATTTGATGAATTTATTCGTGAGAAAGATAATGTTGGTTATCCGCCTAACTGTGTAGAAGCTTTACTTAATATTATAGATACTGTTATACGTAACCGTGACAATTTTAGATGTGTGTGTCTTAGTAACTCAGTTTCTGTTGTTAATCCGTGGTTCTTATATTTTAATATTCTTCCTGAACCTGATAAAGATACAGGCGAGTTTAAAAGATTCTATTCTTATGGGCATTATGTGTTAGAAATACCAAAAGCGAATGATTTTAAAGAAGAAAGAATTAAAACTCGTTTTGGTGCTATGATTAATGAATTAGATTATGGGCGTATGAGTTTAGACAATGAATTTACACATGATGTTGATACATTTGTAATGAGAAGACCAAAAACCACAATACACTTCTGTAACGTTACTTATAAAGGATTTACAATGGGAATGTGGGTTGATACGAAAAGTGATTTTATGTTCTTGAGTCAAGATCACGACCCATCATGTAAAAAATCATTTGCGCTTAGTAAAGAAGATATGAATGAAAATCGTATACTTGTTAATAGCTATAGAAGTGAAATTTATCTAGATAAAATGGTAAGAGCATTTAAGAAAGGTTTGTTAATGTTTGATAATCAAATTATTAGACAAACTAGCTATGAAATGTTTAAGCGAATGGGTGTGCAGTAAAAAGCGGAATTACGTAAAGATTAAAACAAAGACCGAGCTATAAAATATATAAAAGATATAAAATAAATATATTATAAAAAGGATATAATAAAAATATCTAAAACATATTAAAATACATAGGATACCGTAGAACCTTAATATATCATAAAAGAAAAAACCCTTCCTTAATTGGAGGGGTTAAATTTCGTAGTATTCTTCATCTAATCTTATAACAAGCTCATTATCTACACAGTCAACATATTTTACTTTTAAGTGATAAAAGTCGATTAACCCATCTTCGTTGAAATAACCTAATGGTTTATGATTAACATCTAGTAAAATAAATACCTCTCTTTTATGAAAAATTCCTGAATTTATTAC